TTTGACATCATAGAGAGAACGCCGACAAGATCGCCTTCTTTCCAACACTGCGTGGCACATTCCCTTATTTCTGGAGTATTGTACTCATAAAAAACTCTTAAATTTAGTTCCTCTAAGAAATTCATAAACTTCCTTGTATATTACTTTAATTTAATAGCTACTAAAATGCGTCTCTACGTCTTCAAGGGCATCGCTGAGATTCATTGTTTCTCAGGACAACAATTAACATAATAACAGCCATTAGAATCCTATTTATTTTTCGGATCGTTTTCCAATGCCTGAAGATAATCTATAAGCCCTTTTCCTTTGCCAGAATCTCTATCCCGAATGGTGACTAAAATTTTTTCTATAACACACCATGCATTTGCAAGATCAACAATAGATGCTTTTTCAAGGTGCTCATCATCTATGGCTGACAGTATCTTTGCCCGGAGCGCCGTAAGACGCATTTTTTGAAGTTGCGGATATTTTGTGAGAAGACCTTCTTGATATTGAAGATAAGCTATGCGCCGGGAAAGTGTTCTTGTTGAGGTTTTCATTTCCTCAGAGATCTCTTTGAGGTTTTTTCCTTCGCCTCTCATTTTCAAAAGTGTAGTATCGTCAATTTGTTTTTTATGTCTGCCCATTTTTAATCCTCATTAAGGGGTGGTTTTGGCGAAAATATGTGCCTTTTTGTGGGTATTTCTACTATTTAATAACATAATATCTACTCTTCCGGTGGGCGAATTCTATCCGCAACACCGCCACAATTCAGGACCGTAGAGGGATTGAGTGTTTCTTTTAGGTTTTGGTATCCGAAACAATCTTTTATATCCGCAACATCCGCAACGTCATTTTTATCAGAATTATTGACCGTTCCCTTTGTCGTTTTTGTGTCGGACAATCCGCAACGTTGCGCTTGTGTTTGTGTATCCGCAACGTTCAAATTCACATCTGTAAAGGATTGTGGCGTGTGGCGGATATTTTCAATAGTCGAGGGCAAATAACGTGAAAAAGCATCTTCAAACTGTTCCTTCTCATATCCTTTCGGTGTATCGGAATTGCTTATTCTGATTGTCTTACTGTGAATACCATACCCTTTCAATTTGCTGGCAAGCTGCCGAGGTGTTATCGGCGAACCTTGTTTGTATGTCGACCAAGGTTTTTCATCGTCGGCACACAATGCCTTAATAAGCTCCGCCGTGCTGATCCGGTCAATCTGCTTTTCCTCAAATATCTCTTGAATGTCAGAAAGTAAATTCGTTCCTGTCGTCCGTGATTCACTTGCGCTACCGGACAGTTTCAGCGCCGCAGCCGTGCCGATCCGTAACCATTCCTCACTTGCGGTCATGGCAATTGCAAGTAACGGTTCCCAGTTGTCTTGCGCCCTATCATTAAGGCTGTCCGGTAACGGTGGCCGCGCCTGCCGCACTTGTTCACTGTAATCCTGGGCAACCCGCGCCAACTTTGAACGTAATTCATCAAATAAGCACGGCTCTGAATGGCGTATCCGCTCAACTTTTTCATTTGGTAATTTACGTCGTAGCTCCAAAATAATGGCCCTGTCCATTAGCGTGTCAGCAACATGGCCAATGCCTGCAAGCGCCTTAGCGCTCCATGTACTGAATTTGGTAGGAGTGAAGTTTTCGCCAACGGTTCGGATTACATACGCTGAGTCTCTTGTGTGACCACTGTTTATCAACCCCCGCAACTCTTCATTGTCCTTCATGAAGGTATCAGCTTCGTCAATCAGTAATGTTGGAGTCCATGCGTCAATTGTCCGAAAGAGAGCCGCAGGGGATATGTTACTTGCAGTGATTGGTCGTGCTACTAATCGTCCCAGCAAGGAAAGCAACAGCGTTTTCCCACAGCGTTTTTCGGGTGCCGTAATAACTGCCAGGGGTGCAACATCTATCTCATTGATAAACCACGTCATGGCAACCCATAATGCCACGGCGTGGGAAATTTTTTCATCGCAGGCAATGAAACGCCGGACGGTCGAGGCAATCTCAGTCAGCAGTTGTGGCGGGTTCACTGGGCCAGGCCACGGGGTTACCTCTGGGAAAGGCAGCTTAACGCTGTCATTTCCACTGCGAGCGTCCTTGACTGCTTTGTCGAGTATTGCAGTTCGAACGCCCAGCGTTTTTGATTCTGCTTTTCTTTGCCGCTCATATTCTAATGAAGACAAGGCAGCAAGTTGCTGTATTTTAACATCATGCGGATTTTCCATAGATCTTTGCCTTATGTGGATTCGGTTTTTATTTTTCGGTTTTCCATGAAGGCAATCACATCTTCAAGGCTATAACGTACTGAGCGTGATGCCTTAACGTACGGGATGCCTTGCCTTTTAAACCTTGAGTTTCTGAGCGTACTCAAGGCAATGCCTGTAATTTCCTGGACTTGTTTTTCATTGAGATATTGATTCATGACAAACCTCCTAAATTTATATTAAAGAAAAAGCGAAACTCGGATGTTGATGTTTCAACGATCTCTATGTTTCGCCTTCTATTTATATTAATTTATTTGGTTTGTATCGACTGAGAGCTCAGTCGGTTATTAAATTAATCTCTTGTAATCATTATTTTTTTAAAAAAGATGGAATTTTATTTTGTATGTTTTCTATATTGACATACATTTCTTTAATCATTTTTCTAATGATAGCATCCCGAAAATCCCGTTTTTCTTTACCACCTGTAAATTCATAATTAATAACTAAATGGTCACGTTTAATATATTTGAAGGATTGAATATTATCATCATATTCCTGATACACGATTTTTTCAATTTGATCCGGCTCTAATCGTGAAATAGATTTTTTATGTTTCTTGGCCGTTTTTATTATTGCGTTATATAGGCTATCAATTTCATCCTTGGCATTATTACAAATGTTCATTAACGGAAAATCAGAATGATGTTTTATTATGAAATCAACTAAATATTGAATTGCCCCATCTGCATCTTGTAACCGTTGCCATAATTCATAAGTTTCTATTTCGTCTGATGAAACATCCTTTAACAAATAGCCTTTCTCGTTAGTCATTTTTAGCCAGCTTTTCATAACAGCCATAGCTATAATAATATCTTTTTCATTTTTGATTGAAGAAAACCATTTTGAATTTTTCGATTCTTTAGACGGCTTTTTTATGCTCATTTAAATATGCGTTCCTTTCTTCATATTAATTCATGAAATGTTATAGAAGCATTCAAAATCGAATTATATTTGTTTAACATCTTTCATGTTAACAACTTTTTTCTTTTTCTTGCTTATTGTTTCATTAATAATGCTGCCCGCTAAATTTGACGCCTGTTTCAATGATTCATCCCTTAGATGTGCATAGCGTTGTGTCATCAACGGGCTCGTGTGTGTTAAGAGTTTTTGAAGGGTGTACATATCACTTGCCCGGAAGAGGCCAGCATTGATGCATAGACATGCCTTAAACCGTGAAGGGCTCTAAAATCTTTTGGTATCCCCGCACTCTCTTTGATTTTGTTGACGTGGCGCCTTATATCAACTCTTTGCTTGCCTTTGCGTCCGGGAAAGATAAAATCACTTTTTTTGCTTTTGGGGTGATGCTTTAAAATTTGATAGGCTGAATCATTAAGAGGTATTGTTTGATCACTGCCACCTTTTGGATCACGAATGTGGATAAATCGTTTATCAAAATCAATATCCTTCCATTCAAGCCGAAATAATTCACCACGTCTCATGCCAGTGAAAAGAGCCATCTTCATTAAGTTGGCTGTTTGAATATCCGGATCTTGGTTAATAGCTTCCAATAATTTTTTCAATTGTTTCGGTGTGAGATCCTCGGTCTTGATGTTATTCACGCGAGGCATTTCTATTGTAAAGTTTAAATGTGGGCAGAGGTTCTTCTTTTCGCCGTAATGTATTATTCGCCGTAAAAGCTCCAATACATTTTTTACCGTTCCGGGAGACTTTGTTTTTTGAAGTCTTATCCTGAGACGATCAACATCTAAGGGAAATAAATCTTTTGGCTCTTTATTGCCGAATTCCGGCTCAATGTAATTTTCAAATCGGTTTTCGTCCTGGGTGAGGCCTTTAATATTAGGCTTACCCTTTTTGTATTCCTTCCAGAGATTGCTTATTGTCCAACGATCACTTTCTAATTGTTTTTCTTTTTTGGTAACAATGCGCTGTTCTTTGTTGGATAGTTCATCTTTCTGTATTCTCTTTGTTCTCATTTGCGCGGCCTTGGCAGCCGTCATGTCATCTTGGAATTGCCGCCCGGCTTTCTCTTCAATAAGCCGTCCGTCTTTCCTGTAAATGATATAATAAATACGTTCAGGCTTCCCGGTACCTATTGCCGAGCCTTGAATAAAATAAACACCCGGATATTTTGTTTTATGACGCTTAATGATCGGCATTTCATGCTCTCCTTAGGCTTTTTACGGGTCTGTGAATTGACGCGAAAACTTCTATTCCCAACACTATTCCCAACATGTATGATAAATATACAGGTAAATACAAAGAAGTCAATATAAAATTAGACTATGTAATAGATTGATATTATTACCAAATATAGAAGACCATATAAAAAGAGGTAAATGGGAGAAAATGAATGTTTTTGGTCTCATAACCCAAAGGTCAGAGGTTCAAATCCTCTCCCCGCTACCAATAAAATCAAGGGGTTAAGCCAGTTTCGGTTAGCCCCTTTTTTTTACCCGCTACCCTGTACGCTACCCTGTCATTGTTTTTTGAGTAATAAAAAAGGCGGATCGTGTCCGCCTTCTGTTTTAATATGCTATCCGCTTTTTGATTTCTTCTTTGGTCAGTCCATCATAAATTGATTTTTTCGGTTTCTTGAAGAGTTCACCATATTTGTCCGCCATGCGTTTAACCACCATGTTCACCTTGTTTCTATCCATATTAAACATTGCGGCCACTTCCATTTGACTGAATCCAAAAACATGAACCAGTAGAAATATTTTTTGATCGTTTGTAAATCTCGGTGGTTTCATAGCTTTTATTCCCTCCCGCCGTGCGTCCATCGTTTTGATGATTTTATTCAGTCTTTCGACTGCGTTTTTATACATGCACACGATTGTGTTTTCCTTCACACCATACAGTGCGGCTAATTCCTTGCAGGGCACCTTATTAAAGAAACGCTCAATAAAAACCTTTGTTTGCGTAAAGTTCATATCGCCGCTACTCCACGGAATAACATCTATTTCGGATATTTCATCAAGCTGTTTATCGGTCAATTCCGAAAAATGTCTTTCCCTTGTGCTGCCAGGGAAAACAATGATTGAATCCGGGAAATGCTTTTCCATGACATGATTATCTTTCCATAAAATTTTATTAACGGCCTCACATGGTTTTTTGCATTGATTCCGATTATTGCATTCTTTACAAGTCATGGGACACCTTCTTTCCATTACATAACTTTCGGTTCTGATAAACGGTTCATATTTTCAAGCTGCCGCACTTCGTCAATAGTCAGAAAACCCGCGTCAATAGCAACCTTGTATGATTCAAACCGGGTTTTTGTGTCGGCCCTTAAAAAGCCCTGTGTTAAATGCTCGATGAAATATTTTTCTTTTTCAGATTCAGTCAGAAGGCTTTTTGTCATGGCTTGCTCGATCCGGGTCAACCACGGCTGAAGGGTATGCGTCAAGAAGCTGCGGTTTTGCTCCGTGACATTGGAATATGTGCTGCGTTCATAGTCCATAACCAGATTGAGCGGCACCCGGAAAACACGGGCAATTTCCACCACGCTAAATTTCTGTGATTCGATAAGCTGGCTGTCCTGCGGTGATACGCCTATGGATTGCCATTTTAAATCGTTGTCCATGATTGCAATCCGGTGATGCTTACCTTTGCCCGCGTGTCCTGATAACCATGATTCTTTCAGGTTTGCATGGCTCTGCGTACTCAAAGAGTTCGGAGTTGACAGGATTCCCCCCGGTGATGCATCGTTCTTGAAATAGCTTGATGAATAATCAGTCACGGCTTTTGCATATCCAAAGGAATCACGAAGCAATGTAAGCGGTGAATAACCTGTTATTCCATCAGCAGACAGCCCCCGGATATGCAGAATGTCACTCATGGGATATTTTTTCTCGGTGCCGTCGTTTTGATGTTTATAGATAAGCTCCCGGCCTGATACTTCCACCGTCACTTTGTCCGGATGTAACGGCCACAAAGCCACTATTTCGCCATTGTCGCGCTCAATGTAGCAATAGGCATTGCCACGAAGACATAAATGCCCCACAAGCAATTCCCGAAGCTCAAAAGATGTCATAAGTGGGTTAGGCGAATCATGCAGAAGACGAAAAAGCGAAAATTCCCGTGCCCGTTCCTTATCGCCATTGTCAAAGCGTTCATAAGTAATCAGTGGCAATGATGCTATGGCCTCGGTTAATACACGAATGCAGGCATAAACAGCGGGTATGCCCAGCGCCACGGTTTCATTGATATGTATGCCGGACGAAGTTTCCCGGCCCTCGAAAGCGTCAAGGTTCGCCCAGTTTCTTTTTTTAAAAAATGGAAAGTTCATATTTTTATCCTTATGGTTAAGGCAGCCCCGAAGGGCCGCCTATGGTTAAAAATTAACGTGCGGCTAAACCAACACACCACGACAAGCTATTGCCATTTTTCGGCGTGATAGCCGTCTGCCACATTCCCTGGCCATCGAATCTCAGAAGGGCACGATAGGACATAAGGTCTTGTGTCCATCCCGGTATATTGCTTTTTTCCAGTGTTAAACCGCGTCTAATGCCGATTGCATATTGAGATAAATCAACGAACATTATGTCGTCGGCATCCCCCAGGGTCGGCATGTGACTTGTGAATATTACCGGACGGCCTAAAATCTTGAACTGACCATTGCTTTCGGTCATTACGGGAACATGTGCGCCTGCTGTTCCCATAGTTATTGAAAGAGAAAGCAACTGGGGAATCGTGTCGTCATTAGCCAGGAAGATTCCACGTTGACGGCCAGCGGGATACATACGGGAAAACATTTTTGTTAAATTTGGGTAGACGATAGTGTCCGCCGTCTGCCCGGTTTCTTTGGCAATTGTGATTTTTGCCGGATCATTTCTAATTCCCAAAGGCTGCCCGGCGCCACTGCCTCCGATGAAATATTCATCCATGCCGTAACCGATGCTTGTTCTCATAGCTCTGTCAAGCTGGGCCTCGAAGCCTTGACCATCTTCCCGAAGTTCGTTTGATATATCAACAAAGATAGCGCCCTTGTTTGCCACAAGCTGAATTGTGCGGAGTTTGCCAGTCTGTTTATTACCGGTGCCTTCCTCTGCTAAGAATTCCATTTTGAAACCACCAAAGAGAGTACCGCCGGCTTGATCGGCCGCATCCCATCCCAAGGCTTTACGGGTAGCTGATTCCATAGGCCATACGGTAGCACGCGGGCGAATGATTTCTGACTCAATGCTGTCATCCAGCCACTGCGCCGCTAAGGGATCAGGTACGGAAAGACCGCCAGATGCAGGCACACCTTCAACCATCGAAGCGCGGAAAGCCCGGATTTCATCTTCATTGATTTCCAGTTTCCGGCCCTGATTGAACATGCCCGCCCATGTCCGATTAGTAGCAGGCCCGCCAACAATTTCAATGATTGACCGATTCTCTTTTTTAATATCCGGCACAAAAGACTTCGTGTCTTTTTTCGCTGCATCGGCCATGTCAAAGGCTTCAAGTCTGCTGTCAAAAGATCGGATTTCACCCTTTAATTATTCCATACGCTCGGCATTTTCGCCGGTTTTTGCCAGTTCCGCCATTTCATCAATTGCCGCTTTTTTACTTTTCAAAATGTCGTTCTTATCCATGTTCTTTTTTTCTCCTTTTGATTGAATTGATCGGTTTATTCCGACTGTGTTGTCGGCGGGCGCCGCAACAAGGCTGCATTCATAAGGCTGCCACTTTGTCGCAATGTATCCGCTCTTTGTTTTTTGTTTTTCTGTGATCTGATATCCGATTGACAGATTCCGAAGAATGCCGTCGCAGATATCGCGCCACAAACTATCTTGATTCGCTGAAAGCCTGATCGTGCCTTTCAGTTTTCCGTCTGCAAGTTTAAGATCCTCGACAACTCCCACGGGTAAACTTTGGTTATTGTGAGCGCACAATAACGGCAAGGGTGCCCGGCTCAGATCCACGGCCCCCGGTTTATGAGACAAAACCTCTTCACCATCGTAGCGCCTCACGGGATGCTCACTAGACAGACTTGCAGACACTGTGCGGGTTTCCGCCCGGATACTGCCAACATCAATTTCAAAACTTCTTTTTTCCACCTAAACCTCCTTTTTGTCTCCGATTCGGAGACATTCAGTTTGATATTCAGGCACAAAAAAACGGCACTAAGGTGTTAGGGCACCCTAATGCCGCTCGTTTGTATAGGTTCGGGGTAATTAAGCCCAAACCCGCCTGATTTTAAAATGTCCACAATTGTGGACAAATATTCATATCCAACAAATCGTTGGAGTAACTTCTTTCTTCTGGTTGCGTAGCGCACCGTCAAGCGCCATGATTGAACTGACAACCATGTCAATTTTTTCTTTGCTGCGTTTCTTGCTGGGTTTCACATTCCCTGCTGCATCCACTTCAACAATGACATTTGAAAAACACCATTTCAGCGCCGGAGTGTCGGGAAATATGATCTTTCTTTGCAAACCCAGCTTTTCGAGTTCCTTTGAAGGTGGAGACATCGAAGCAAAGCCTTGACCAAATTCCAGAACTGTTAAATTCATGTCTTCAAGGTCTTTAACGATCTTTGTTGCTCCCCAGCGGTCAAAAAGAATTGCCCTTAAAGCATATTGTTTACTGATTGCCTCAATCCGCTTGAGAATATAGCCGTAATCAATCACGCTGCCCGGTGTAGCCTCGATATACTGCTGCCGGTTCCACAAATCATAAGGGACACGATCTTGCTTAGAACGGGCTTTAATTGCATTTTCCGGGCACCACGCATAATGCAGTGTATAAAAAGGTTCATTCTCTTCATCGGGCGCAAAGCATAAAGACAAAGCGCTCAAATCTTGCGTACTCGATAAGTCAAGGCCAGCATAACAATCGCGGCCTGATAAATCCGGCATCGGCCCCACGCACGCCTCGAAGTCAAACGTCGATATCCATTTCGCCTCTGGATCGCATCTTTGATT